TCACGCAATTTTCACCAAATCAGAAAATCCACCTTGTGCCATATTTGTGCCATTTCCCGCCAGAAATGAGTCAATTTGCATGGCATGCTGGGTAAGGTGATTCGGTGCCAGGTGAGCATAACGCTGTACCATTTCTATGCTCTCCCATCCCCCCATTTCCTGAAGCGCTGAAAGCGGAACGCCGGACTGAACGAGCCAACTCGCCCAGGTGTGCCGCAGATCGTGAAAACGGAAGTTCTCTATTCCAGCCCGTCTTAACGCAGCGCGCCATGCCGTGTTAGCATCAACCCTCATTTTCCTGACTTCTTTTGTCCTGGTCCCGTCAGGCCTGACTGACGATTCCGTATGAACAAACACCCAACGGTTGTGTTTACCAACCTGATCCCGTAACACCTTGCAGGCCGATTCATTCAGGGCGACCCCAATCGCCCGTCCTGCTTTCGCATCTTCCGGATGTATCCATGCCACTTTCCGCTGCATATCAATTTGCGACCATTCCAGATCGGTAATGTTCGACCGCCGCAATCCTGTAGCCAGGGCAAAAATCACTACTGGCCGGAAGTGATCCGGTAGCTCCCGTATCAGGGCGTTGGCTTCCTCCTTTGTTAACCAGCGAATGCGCTTATTCTTTGGCATCGGGCATTTAATATTGGGTGCCTTTGCAATCCAGCGCCATTCGTTGGCCGCGCATCGCAACAGGGCACGAATAAAAGCAAGGTGCGTTGCTCTGGTGGCGATCGATGCTGGCTTATCTTTAAACTCAGGTACTGGCTTACCTGATCGCAGGCAGCTATCGCGCCTGGCTTCCCAGTTCAGCCTGTGTTTTCTGTTCACCATCCCGCTAACTGCCGACAGGATGCGATCCTCCGTGATTGCAGAAAGGTCCATGCCTTTGAAATGCATTAGCCAGAAACCTATCCGGCTTTTGTCATCGTCCAGGCTTTTTTTGTGCTGCTTTTCATTAAGCCACCGGACACAAGCCTCCTCGAAAGTGCGCGGCTTATACTCCCCCATTTTGTCGACGCGCCAGGCCTCCGCCTTTAGCTGGTCATGGAGTTCCTGTGCTTGCCTTTTGTCCGCTGTCCCAAGAGAGCGTCTAATTCGGCTCCCACCAGGCGTAACGAAGTCGCAGTGCCACGTACCGGCACGCAGTTTGATTGACATGCTTTATCCTCCTGCACATCAACCGCATTCACCGGCTGATTGTGGATCGGGTTCTTAACTGCCGCAATACAGTCTGACTTGCAGATGAGGTATGGGCTTTTTTTCTTATGTGGATTTTTTCGAGTGGCAGCAAGGCGACCGGACTTTATCCACTGTGCAATCGTGCCTTTATCCACTTTGAGGAAGGCAGCGGCTTCATCTCTGGTGAATACTTCTTCTTCCATTGATGCTCTCCACTGGCCCCAGCCGGGGCCGTTGATATTCGATTTCAGTGACCACGGCGCCAGGCGAAAGGTATGGCATCCGGCAAAATCCACAGGTGGCGCATATTGGCCACGTTCACCACGTCACGTTCCGCCGGGTAAATCTCGACCGCATCCCGATCCGCATAGCCAACGGCGTTTTTGATTTCCTGCAACGCATCCCAGGTGATGCCATCCTTCCAGAGCCCGTTCATCCCCATGCCGGTTATGTTAACGGTCAGGCGGATAACGCCTTCCTCTTCCCTGAATTCCTGCACCAGAAAATACGAGTTAGCCCATACATGGGTGCGTTTCGGGTCGTGAAGCTTTTGCGGCCACTGCGCTTTCGGTATTTCTTTAAAATTACAGGTCATGATTTTCCCCTTAGTCCCATCACTGGGCTGGCCAGAGCCCGCAACCGGCGAGGTTTATCCATCGGTGTCGCGATGTAGCTGTGCTGACAGTTCCTGATCTCGACGCGAAGTTTGGTCCCGTCTACCCGGATCATGTAGTCCATGCTTTTGCCGGTTATACCGTAATCTCCGAAACGCTCGTAATGCTCCTGGAGCGCTGCGGCGCAAGCCTGTCGTGCCACGGGAGATTGTTTGCTGCCTCTGTTAATTAGTCTCATCGTTAACCGGGAGGGCGAACCCTCCCGCCTCCCTTAGCCGACATACTCAGGTTTCATATCCAGCAGCGTGATGCTGAATTTCTCATACAGCTCATCGCCCAGGTGGCGTTTCGCCGCCGTCAGGGTCTGCTCAGCCTTCGCGAACAGCTCAGCAGCTTCCGGTTCACCCGGCTGCGGAAGAGAGTTGATCGCCGCTTCGACTTTGTTGCGCGCATCCACCAGGTAGTAGCGCTTCACGGCTTTGTTTTTCAGTTCAGTAAACAGGGCGGTGCCCAGTCTGGCTTTCGCTGCTTCGATATCCACACGTACAGCTTTCGCGCTGTCGACGTCTTCAGCGGTTTCAATGCGGTCGCGGAAATCATCGGCCAGGGTATCGATATTCGTTGTAGGCTCCTGCGCGCTGGTGGTACCCACATCGCTGGTAATTTCCTGGACGGTAACTCGCGGCGCTGGCTCCGGATTAATAACTTTCTCCTGGCGTTCTTCAAGCTCGTCCGGCGTGTAAACGCCCAGGATGACGTCAGGGCAGTAAAGCCGGGCCCAGCGCTTGACAGCCAGATAAGCGAGCTGCTGGCGGGGGTCATCAGCCCATAGAGTGGAGTTGCGTACCCGAGCCTGAGCCAGCAGAAGGTCAAGTTCACGCGGTTCGTCTTCACCTTTCAGCCGGGCGCGGATGATAATTCCGATCCCGGTTTCGTCAGCCATTGTCCAGCCGGGTACGCGGTATTCACCTTTCTCGCCTTTTTTGATGTTGAATTTACCGATTACATTTTCCCACGGGCCGTACCACTCATATTCAAAGCGGGTGTTCGAGAAGCGCGTCACGGCTACCGCTGGTTTTCACCGGCGCGGGCAGGGTGGCGTTGTACTCCTTAATGCAGGCTTTCATTGCCGTTGCCGTCTGCTTCTGGTCAGACTCAATACGCTGATAATCAGCAGGCAGAGCCATATAGTTCTGCGCTGTTTCTTCCAGACCGCCGCCCAGCGGTACCGGCGCGGGAAGGGTGGCGTTGTGCGCCTCGAGCAGCGCTTTGATATCTTCAGCGCTGAGTTGCGGGGCCAGGCTGGCGTTATGTGCGTCGATGAACGTGCGCAGCGTTGCCGTGGTGGTGAATGCACCTTCCGGGATTTCAGGTTCAATACTGAATTCTGCGTGCAGGTTTTCCGGTTGAAGGGCCAGCGCATGCACCAGGTTACCCATATCCAGCACTTTGGACTGCTCGCGGGAAATGGTCTTTTCAACATGGCGCGCATTGAAATACATCAGCGATACACGCGCATCTTTCACCATGGTTGAGCTGATACCGTTCGCGGCGTGGTAAACGTTGTTCGGTAACCCTTCATAACGGCCTGGTTCGAAGAAAGCCGGGTATTCTGGCGCTGGTGACTCCTGATGCACTTCTGGCTCGATCTGATTCACTTTTTCGGCTTCTTGACGCGCGGATTCGTCACTCTGATGCGCATTTTCCGGTTTTTGTTTCACATTCGCCTGGTCATGATTCGCCAGATTCGGCGCCGCGGCCGCGAAAATTTGTGACGGCGTTACGGCATCTGCCTGCGAATGATCTGCATCAGCGCTTTCGCCTGCTGAAACCCGTGTACCAGCCGGGATTTCGTTACTGACAGCCGTTTCCATCTGCACATCTTCGGTAATCTCCAGTTCTTCGCGCAGGCCTTCGGCCATTTCCTGATAAGTGGCGTCGCCCGTTACCGGGCCGTTGTCCGGATTAGCCGGGGTGTTATCGGTCAGCCCTTCGATAGAGAACACTCCAGCGCCGAGGCTTTCAACTTTCGGCTGGTTGGATGTTTCGGCTGAAGGTTTCAAAGTAGTCTCTACGGCCAGTTTTCCAACCACTGCAAATTCTGTAGACAACGTTTCAAGATTATCTGCCGGAATATCCCCCCGAATTACTCCCGCAACGACGGCGGCACTATCAATCTGACGTGCGGCAGCGAGAATTTCTTCGGTTGGCTTTTCGTGGTTGCTTTCGGTCAGGTAGGCGTTTATGTAACCAGTAAGGCGTCCCGGATAACCCCGCGCAAATAGCCGCGCTTAAACCCGCGCATCATGAACAACAAGGTAATAACAACAATAAAAACATTAAAAGATCTTCGTTTCGGAATTCTGGCGAATCCCGTAACGACGTCACTGAAAAATTTCTCTCCCGTCACCCCGAAGCCACTGACGGAATTTACACCCCGGCAGGCAAATCCTGGGGAACGGCTGACGACCTCAAAGCCGCGCGCTGGATTTACCAGAAACTCCGGGTGGTCAATGCCAGTCTTTCAGAACCGAAATGGGTTGAATGGGCAAACACTGTTCGCCTGATGCGCATGATTGACCGCCGGACCCACCGCGAGATTTGTGAGCTGCTCGTGTGGGCCAGCGAGGACGATTTCTGGGGCGAGAACATCATGAGCCCGTCCGGCCTTCGCAAGCACTGGGACACGCTGACCACGAAACGCGCACGTAAACCGAAAAACTCCCGTACCAGCGCAGCGCCGCTGGATTTCGATAACACCGACTGGGTGGAGGGTCTGCTGCCATGAAAAACATTGGTACCGAGATGCGAAACTTCGATCGTGAGCACATGCGCCGCGTCGCGATGGGTATGCCGGAGCAGCAATCCGAACCCCGCCAGGAGCATGCCGCCCAGGTATTCAACGAACTGTTTCGCCAGCTGCGCGCTGCGTTCCCGGCCAGCATGTCCGTTTTTAAAACCCAGGCGGATATCGACGAATTCCGTCGCCAGTGGCTGCTGGCTTTTGCGGAGAACGGGATCACCAGTTTTGCCCAGGTCGACGCTGGTATGCGCATTGCCCGCACTCAGGAAAAACCGTTCATGCCGTCGCCCGGTCAGTTCGTGGCATGGTGCCGCGCCGAGGAAAGCGCCGCCGTGGGTCTGCCTGACCAGAACGAGCTGGTAAAGCTGGTTTACGAGTACTGCCGCAACCGCAGCCGTTACAGCGATGCCGAGTCGTATCCGTGGCCTGACAACGACATCACCCCGCGCACTGTGAAATACCGCGCCAGCTACTGGCTGGTCACAACCCTGTACCAGCAGATGCGCTCATATGGGCTTACTGACATGGAACTTAACCGCAAAGCCGGTGAAGAGCTGGCGAAAATGGTGAAACGCATTCGCGCTGGTGAAGTCATTCCTGAGCCGGTTGCGCGTTTGCCTGTGCTGGGCAGCAAACCTGTTACGCGTGAACAGGGTATGGCGAAAATTCAGGAAATCCGGGCGAAGTTCGGGCTTAAAGGCGGGAGAGCTTAATCATGCGCAGCAAAGATCAGATTGCAATTATCACCTTTCTCGAACAGGAGAAAACCGCCACGCCACGTCGTCTGGAGCGCCGGCTCGGATGGACCAACAAACACACCCACGCAATTTTGGGGCGGCTGGTTCGTCTTGGCATCGTAAAAAATATTGGTAAGCCAGCACACCCTGAATACCGACTTGTTCAGCGCTGGCAGGCAAAAATTAGCTCACCTAAGGCTAAGAAATCTAAACCCGCAGCGCCGCCCGTAGTGTCAGTATGCCGCCAGAACTGGCAGGGTTATCATATCCATAAAATTTTCGGGAGCGCCCGCGCATGAAAGACATGACGAATGAGCAGTTAATTCGCGCCACCTACGTGGTCGCTAAGTACGAAAATCCGAAGACGGCACAACTGCTGACTGAACTGGCGGGGCGGCTGGACTGCGCGCTGGCAGCGACGCGTACGGCTTGCCGGGAACGTGACGCCGCTGTCAGAGCCGAAATTGAGTGGGAGACGGCCATGCGTCAGGCTGTTGGCGAAGACGGCGTTGATGACGTGGTTGTGGCGATCGAAAAGCTGAAAGCTGAACGCAGTGCGCTGGCTGCGGAGAATTTGGCGCTGAAATCATCATTTAAGCCAGACGTAATTCCAGAAGAGGCAGTTGAGGTATTCACGGAAACCGCCATCCTGGACCACGACTGGAATGATACTAGCGAATGGTCATGGGTTGAGAATGATACAGATGTCATCCGTGCTGTGCTGGATGCAATGCCCGTTCCAGAAACCCCAATCACTGACTCCTTCCTGGCAGAAGTCCGCAAACAGGGCGTTATCGAATTTGCAGCAGCGATGGCGGCTATACACGCTGAATGCCAGGCGGGCGGATATTTTGACCGGCAGGTAAAAGTTTACGCCAAAGCTCAGGAACTGGCTGAGTCGTATCTTAAGCAGCGTAGCGGGGAGAAAGCAGTATGAGTAAATCACTGAACGCCCGTTGTATCCGTCGCTGGGAATTGCAGATGCGCGATGTATGCGATTCGAAAGTAAACCCGTGGTGGCGCAAGCGTGATCTGCGCGGCTATATCCGCGAATGCGGATTAATCACCGCGTATTGCATGGTTGAACGAATGGCAGAAGACAACGCCAAAGTTGACTATCAGGGCGACACATTCGGATGGTCGCCGGAGTTTTCAGCCTGGTATGACGAACGCCGCGACCACTACCTGAAAGAGGCTCGCGATTACCTGAACGAAGAAGCCACCACGGATGAAATCGACGAAGAGATTCAGAACGAGCTGGAGGCCTGGAATGACTGAGCATGTCACTTTGCACAATGCTGATTGCTTCGATATCTTCCCCACGATTGCAGACGGTTCTGTTGATCTAGTTTGCGCTGACATTCCCTACGGTACCACGCAATGCCGCTGGGACTCTGTCCTTGACCTGCAGGTGATGTGGCAGGAGTTGTACCGCATCGCCAAACCGTCTGCAGCCATTGTGTTGTTTTCCGCACAGCCGTTTACCAGCGTGCTAGTCAGCAGCAATCTGCGTCACTGGCGTACCGAGTGGATTTGGGAGAAAGGCAACGCGACAGGATTCCTCAATTCCAAAAAACAGCCGCTGCGCGCCCATGAAAACATTCAGGTATTTTATCGTCGCCAACCGACGTACAACCCTCAATTCACGCACGGGCATCAGAGGCGTACATCTAAGCGAAAAATGGTTGATTCGGAATGCTACGGAAAAGCGCTATCCCTAACGGAATACGACTCAACCAGTCGGTACCCGCGTGATGTTCAGTTTTTCTCGAGCGATAAGCAAACCGGTAATTTTCACCCAACGCAAAAGCCGCTGGCGCTGTTGAAATACATCATCGCAACCTACAGCAATCCGGGTGACGTGGTGCTGGATTTCACAATGGGCAGTGGTACTACAGGCGTGGGATGTCAGGAAACTGGCCGTACGTTCATCGGCATTGAAAAAGAGACGGCAATTTTCCTTACCGCCTGCCAGCGCATGGGCATTAAGCAGGAGCGTGCAGCATGAGTGACGCATTACTCGAGTACGCATACCGCCGGATTGTGGAACTGGAAAGCCTGCTGCTGGTGGAGGTGCCGGAAACAGTCTGGCCTGCTGAGGTTGGCCTGGTCTTCGCGCAGCTGGAAATCGCCGGGGATCTCCCGGCGCACCACCAGCGCCGACTGAAGCACCATATAAACCGTATGTGGCTGGAAAAAATGCCGGTGCCAGCGATTGTCACTGCTGCCCGTTCGCTGGCTACTGCCATGGAGAAATACGCGTGAGAGAAATCATCGTTGATAATTTTGCTGGTGGCGGCGGGGCGTCTACCGGTATTGAGCTGGCGACTGGCCGCAGTGTGGATATTGCCATCAACCACGACGAGAACGCCGTCGCGATGCACACCACGAACCACCCGGATACGTTGCACTATTGCGAATCGGTGTTTGATGTAAACCCAATGGCGGCGACGGCAGGCCGCCCGGTGGGGCTGGCATGGTTTAGCCCGGATTGCCGCCACTTCTCGAAGGCCAAGGGCTCAAAGCCAGTTGAGAAAGAAATTCGCGGTCTGGCGTGGATCGTTATTCGCTGGGCGCTGGCGGTGCGGCCACGCGTGATGATGCTGGAGAACGTCGAAGAGTTTAAAACGTGGGGACCACTCCTGGCGGCAGAGATGCGCCCAGATCCGGCCCGCGCTGGGGAAACATTTGAGGCGTTCTGCGGGATGCTGTCCGGTGGTATACCTGCCGGGCATCCTGCGCTGGCAGAGTGCTGCGAGTTCCTGGGTATTGCCGTAGATGGCGAACAGGCGCAACAGCTGGTGGCCGGGCTCGGATATGCTGTTGATCACCGCGAGCTGCGGGCGTGTGACTTTGGCGCGCCGACAATCAGAAAGCGCTTTTTTATGGTGATGCGGTGCGACGGCGTGTCGGTGACCTGGCCGGAGCCGACACACGGCGATCCTAAATCGCCAGCAGTGCAGAACGGTAAGCTTAAAGCCTGGCGGACGGCGGCGGAGTGTATCGACTGGTCAATCCCGGCGCCGTCGATTTTTGACCGCAAAAAGCCGCTGGCCGAGAACACGCTCAAACGCATTGCCCGAGGCATTCAGCGGTTCGTGATCGACAATGCGTCGCCGTTTATCGTGAAGTGCAATCACACCAGCACCCGTACCAGTTACGACTGCTTCCGAGGACAGGCGCTGGCGGATCCGCTACAGACCATTACCAAAACCCACGGCTATGCTGTCGCGGTACCGCACCTGACAAAATTCCGTACCGGCGCGACCGGGCAGGTTGTCACCGAGCCGGTGCCAACGGTTACCGCCGGTACGTCAAAGCGTCCGGGCGGAAACGGGCATGCGCTGGGCGTGGTGGAAGCCGCACTTACCCCGTTCCTGGCGGGTAATGGTGGCAGCGAATATCAGGCCAAACCACGCCCGCTGGATAAACCCGCGCATACCATCCTGAAAGAGTCACGGTCATGCGTCGTTGCGCCAGTGATTGCCCGCCAGTTCGGTGCCAGCGTGGGCCACCGGGCCGACGAGCCGAGCGCGACTATCACGGCAGGCGGCGGCGGTAAATCGCAGCTGGTGACCCCGACGCTCATTCAGATGGGATATGGCGAGCGCCCAGGGCAGGAACCGCGCGTGCTGCAACTGGACAACCCACTGGGTACCGTTACCGCCGACGGCAATAAATTTGCCACTGTAAGCGCGTTCCTGGCGAAACACTACGGCGGCAATTATTCCGGGCCCGGCGCCGCTATGAATGAGCCAGCGCATACGGTCACTACCACGGATCACCATGGTCTGGTCACATCCCATCTGGTGAAGTTACGCGGCACGTGCCGGGACGGGCAGCGCACAGACGAACCTACGCCAACGGTCACTGCTGGTGGCCAGCACGTAGGGGAGGTGAAAACCACACTGGCAGCAGAAGGGTATGACGAGCAGCGCGCGGCGCAGGTGCTGGCGTTCCTGCGGGAATACTGCGGTGAGGATTGCGACGGACTGGTAACAGTGGATGGCATCGTTTACCGCATCGTTGATATTGGTATGCGCATGTTGCAACCGCACGAGCTGTACCGCGCCCAGGGCTTCCCGGAGTGGTATATCATTGACCGTGACTATCGCGGCGTGAAGTACGCCAAAGATAAGCAGGTGGCGCGCTGCGGCAATGCGGTACCGCCGCCGTTCGCTGAGGCACTTGTTAGGGCTAACTTGCCGGAGATGTGTAGAGCGAAATATCTTGCTGCATAATTAAAATTGCTGGTCATACCACGGCGTTTTTGGTGATAAAAACTACAATTATTGTTGCCAAAAATGACTGAGGGGCTGATATGAAAGCAAAATATAAAGTTATTTATTATATCGATAGCAAACGGCATGAGTTCGATACGTTTGTTTTACGAGACGACAAGATTGATGAAGCCGATCTTTATTCTCAAATAATGCCTAAGGTAGAGGAGCACTATAAGGACACATATGGTGTTAATTCATTTGCAGTGCGAAAGGGATTCAGTGACATCACTTTCGACTATTTAGGCCCGAGTTAAACACGATAGCTCTCTGCTGCATGCATACTACTAATGTTAAGCCACGTTGTACCGTGGCTTTTTTATTCAATGGCTTACAACAACTTAACTTTTCAAACCTGTGTCGCAATTTGTGCGCTTATCGAGTTGATCATTCTCCCGTATGGGTGTACTGTTTATTTATACAGTATTTTTATGAGAGGGATGATCATGAAGGTTGAATTCACTATCGAACGTACAAAAAAACTGCCTGATGGCGCGATCCCGGCGCTGGAAAACGAACTTTTAAAACGATTAAACAAGCGCTACGAAGGGTGCAAGCTGACCATTCGTCGGGCACAAAATGACGGGCTCAATGTTATCGGTGGCGATAAAGACGAGGTCGCTAATATTCTGCAGGAAACCTGGGAAAGTGCGGACGAGTGGTTCTACTGAGTGTTTTTTATTGCAGCCTGCAGTCCTTTGCCAAACCACAAATCATCCATGCGCGGCTGCTGAATTTTCGACAATTGCGTCTGTATGTCGCTCAGGGGGATTTTGTGGATTTAGACATCGCCGAAGCGGTAGACATAATCAGACAGGGAGGGCGGTTCGTTGTGAATTGTGAAGAGGGCCGGATTACCAGTCTGGAAAGGGTACGCGACAAACAACACCTGCTTACTATGAATGAATTTTTGGAAATGGCTGTCGAGGCAGGTCTTATTGACCTTCGCAAGCAGAGACTGCCATAATCTACTTACCGCCTGAACAGCGGAATCGGAGCAGCAAAGCGCCACGGAGTGAACACCATGGCGCACTTGCAATTAATCAAGCAATCATCAGGAATCCTGATCCCGGCTACGCCCGAGACCAGCGATTTTCTGCATTCAAGATGTAAGCTCGGTGCGGTACTCGAAGCCGAGTTTCGCCAGCTACGTAACCCGGCATTTCATCGTAAGTTTTTCGCTCTGCTTAATCTTGGTTTCGAGTACTGGGAACCGACCGGCGGCGCGATATCTTCCAACGAGCGCAAACTGGTTAACGGTTACGCCAGATACCTTGCTGCTTTCGGTGGGAACGAAAGTGCGCTGTTGGATGCGGCTGAGCAATATCTGGATCAGGTGGCCAGCCGCCGTATTACGAACGGCATCAGCCTCTGCAAATCTTTCGATGCGTATCGTGCCTGGGTAACTATCGAGGCCGGGCATTTCGACACCATTCAGTTGCCTGACGGCACCCTCCGCAAACACCCACGAAGCATTTCTTTCGCCAGCATGAAAGAAACTGAGTTCCAGCAGCTCTACCGTGCCGCGCTGGATGTGCTTTGGCGTTGGATATTATCCCGCGTGTTTCGCGACCAGCGTGAGGCCGAGAACGCCGCCGCGCAGCTGATGAATTTTGCGGGGTGAATATGGCAAAAAAACCTCGTCGAAAATGCATCCACTGCAGGGAGTGGTTTCACCCGGTACGTGATGGGCAGGTTGTTTGCTGCTACGAATGCGCAAGCGCTGTAGGCAAAGAGCAGACCGCAAAGAACCAGGCCGACGCTATGCGTGCTGAGAAGAAGCGCCAGCGCGAAGAGGAGAAAGAGCAGCGGGCACGCCAGGCGGAACGGCGACAGGCAGTTAAGCCGCTCAGCTATTTCATCAAACAGGCTCAGCAGGCTTTTAACGAATTCATCCGGTACCGCGATCGACATCTCCCTTGTATCAGCTGCGGGCGGCATCACGATGGGCAATATCATGCCGGGCATTTCCGCACGACCGGCGCGAATCCGGAGCTGCGCTTTGACGAAGACAACTGCCATAAGCAGTGTTCGGTCTGTAATAACCACCTCTCCGGCAACCTGACTGCCTACCGTCCGGCGCTAATCGCCAAAATTGGCCAGGCCCGCTTTGATGCCCTGATGGGGCCGCACGAATTACCGAAATGGAAGCGCGGCGACTACATCCGGATCCGCGATGAATACCGCGCAAAGCTCAGACAACTCAAACAGCAGGAGGCCGCATGACTACCGAAAATTATTACCAGATTGGCTGGGCCGCCCTGCTGGTCATCGGGTACGTCCTGGACTGGTTCGAAACGAGAGGGGGAAAGTGGTGAGCAGAGAAAACTACAAAGTGGACGTTATCCGCCTCCGCTGGCAACGCCTGAGGATTTACCGCTTTCGCGGATCGGTTGTGACGGATTACCGCATATTGAGAAATTACATTAGAACAGCAGTGAGGGTTGCACAATGACACCGCGCCAACGCCGGCAGCATTATCTGGGACTGGGCGCTGTTGCCGCAGCTCCGCGCAAAAGCTACCTTGGACGATTTACGCCACTAACCTGTATCCAGTCAGGATGGATAAAATCATTGCTGACAACATGGGGGTGTAGTGTCAGTGGGGATATGGGCCCACGCATGCCAAGAACACACGCCTGCTGGAGTGCGATCAAAGGTGGTCGCTGGTCAGATAAGGCGCTTGAGCGTTTTACTGCTGCCTTAAATCAGGCCAGAAGTGAAGGCTTCAAAGGCCAGCACATGATGAATCGTGCTCATGCCATTTTATGGCCTAAAGCCCCGGTGAGTATAATTGACCAGGCACTGCGCAATGATGACGCTGATTTTGTTGAGCAATGTGTTTTGCTTGCCCTGGATGTGAACGATCCGGTCTATATGGTTGGCGTTCAGTATTACACTACACACAAGAAAATCTCCGATATCACCAGAGATCTGCAGTCAATAGCGCCGTGGCTGTCTGACTGCGAAGCAAGGCGAAGGGTGCGCTGGTGCCTGGAAATATTCAGGGCAAAGGTGTTTTTATCTGCCCGAAAGCTGCTGGCTGAGGAAGAGTGATTTTTACATTTTGTGCTTTTTCTTCACCGCAGCATTGAAAACGAGCCAGAAAAGTGTTTAATTAATTCATGCTTGGCAGAGCTGCGCAAAAATGGCAGCAACTAAAAGCGACAATCTGAAAAATTCGAAAGCCCCGCTAATGCGGGGTTTTTGCTTTCCGGCGATACGACAGGGGTATTCGCAAGGTGCATTGCATCAGTACCCCTGTCATAGCGCCGGAAAGCGTATCCTGATGGATTCACCTCAATAAATGAGCCGATTAACTCGATTTTTCGGCTCATGTCTTATACCAACGCCACAGCAGCGGAATGGCATCCGCATCAGGGCCCACTTCGGTGGGCCTTTTTTATTTCCCCTCATTCCTGAGAGGACTCACCACTAACGAGGGGGCGTAATGTCCGAACCTTTTTCCGGTACCGCGGCCGCCGGTAGCGCGCTGACCGGCGCCAGCATTTATGGACTACTCACCGGCACTGATTACGGCGTGGTGTTCGGCGCGTTTGCCGGAGCCGTGTTCTACGTGGCCACCGCTGCCGAACTGACGATTTTTCGCCGTACCGCGTATTTCGTCGTGTCGTATTTTGCTGGCGTGTATGGCTCGGGGCTGGTGGGTTCGTGGCTGGCAAAAATGACGGGCTACGCAGACAAGCCACTGGACGCGCTCGGTGCGGTGATTTTGTCTGCCGTGGCAATCAAGACACTGACATTTTTCAGTGAACAGGACCCGCTAAAGCTGCTCGCACGCTGGAGAGGGGGAACCAATGGTAACTAACGATCCGCTGGTGGTGACGAACGTGGTGGCGTGTGCCGCCATTGTTCTGCGCCTGATGATGTTCCGTAAGCCTGGCGGGCGACATAACCCGTGGGCCTCTTGGCTGGCCTATCTGATTATCCTGGCGTATGCATCGGTGCCGTTCCGGTACTTGTTTGACTCCTACCTGCATACCCACTGGGCAACCGTGACAATCAACCTGATTATCTGCGCCGCCGTGTTCAGGGCA